GCCCCGACCATGAGACCGATCCGGACGCGCTCCGTAGCCATGGCCCACGCCGTGATCGTGAGCCACGACTCGAGCATCGGGCCGTCGGCCGAGCCGACGATGGGATAGACGTGGTCCCACGTCCAGAGGGTGTCGTAGCCGAGCCGGTCCGCACGTTTCCCGGCCTCAAGCAGCGACGGCCAGTCGGTGTACTGGTTCCAGCAGAGGGCTCCAAGCTTCACATCGTTCATCCGACGAAGTCTATCGCGCCCCTCCTTGACGCCCCGGCCGCAGTCCTCCGCACCCAGTTGGTGGCGACACGCATGGTCCTGTTCACGGTTCGCCGAACTCCACCGGTTGGTCGTCGGTGGATCTACACGATGGAGTCGTCGTGAAGGCACGGCGGCGGCCATCTCCGGCCCCATCGGATGACCGCGCTCCGCCTAGCGCCCATCGGCGATCGCCCGGAGGCGCGGCGGGAGGCCGAGGTCGTCATCGATGGAGCCGAAGTTGTGCTCGGGCTCGACATGGAGGCCAACCCGCGCGGATGGCGAGAGGCCGAGTTCGCGGGCAAACAGGCGGATCTGGTCGCTGTCGTCCCGGATGACCTGGTGGAGCGGGTTCTTGACCAAGCCCCCATCGCGCCTCACGAGAGGGCCACTCCCGGCATAGAGGCGAGCAGCCTGGGCGTAGCGACTGACTGCTTCGCAGTAGCAGCGCAGGATGTCCGAGTCGGGGACGCGGATGACGCCCAAGTGACCCATGCCGCTGATCACCCGCCGCCACACGGCCTTCGCCTCGGCGTCCATGTCGGCGGGCATCTTCGGGACGTTTGACGAGGGGATCGGCTCACGGTAGTTGACGCGGCTCGGGCGCGTCTCGCCGCGGAGGATCTTCACCTTCGTCGGCGTCGGGGCCGGACCTCGCCTACCCAAGACCCAGACCTCCGACGCCAAGTAGGGACTGAGTGGTCATTGGGCCGGCTCCATCCCCTCGTGACGTAAACCGCGAAACCTGGATGCGCGAGAGAACGCCCGCGCGGGTCACCTGCGAACGACCCATCGATCCCTCGTGACCCCTCCCCCTACCGGTGTGTCCCGCCCCAGGCCAACTCGATCGTGGTGATTGTGCTCGCGTCGAAGTGGCCGCTGGCAGCATTGCGGCGCGGACGGTCATCAGGCTGGCGCTCATCAGTACCTGCCTGCCATCCAGCGAGAGGTGGCGTCGTCTTCCTCGGACTCCTTCACTGCGGTGAGCGCTGATCGAGCCGATGGCGTGAAGCCGAGTTCGCGGGCGAAGGCACGGATGAGGTCTGCATCGTCGCGAACGACCTGGTGGAGCGGGTTCTTGACGAGATCGCCGCGTCGGGCGCCGCGGACGAGCGGGCCGCTCTGCTCCAGCATCGCTGCGGCGTGCTCGTATCGGACGACTGCCTCGCAGTAGACGCGAAAAGCATCCGTGTCGACGCTCGTGAGAACGCCGGTATGCGAGTAGTCGCAGATGATCCGCTTCCAGATCGCCTGCGCCGCGGCGCTCATACCGGCCGGCATCACGGGCCCGTTCTTGGCCTTCGGTGCATTGCGATTGAGGCGCGACGGCCGCCGCTCCCCGTGCAGCAACTTGAGCTCGGTCGGCATTGGCGCCGGACCTCGCCTACCCAAGGAGCACCGCCTTTGAGCCTGTGAAGTTCTGCCAGCGCTCGACGGCGACTTAGACGTACTTCGGGTCGATCTCCATCGCGTAGCAGCGCCGACCTAGGGTCTCGGCCGCTATTAGGGTCGTGCCTGAGCCCGAGAACGGCTCGTAGACATCGCCGGCGTGGTGCCCAATGGCTCGACCCATGGCCTCGACGGGCTTCTGCGTGGGGTGGTCGTACTTCTGCTCGGTCGAGCCGCCCATGATCATCTTGGGGCTGGCCATCTCCCACAGCGTGGTGTCGGAATGACTCCCCCGCCACGATGCAGTCTTGCCCTTCCGGACCGCGTACCAACAGGGCTCGTGCTGCCAGTTGTAGGCCGACCGCGACATCGCCGCTTGCGTCTTGGCCCAGATGATCTGCTGGCGCAACTCGAAGCCGATCCGCTCGAGGCCCTGGCTGACCTCGATCATGCCGGTCGTGGCACACCAGACGTACGCCACTTCCAGACTCGGCACGAGTTCGAACGCCGCGGACCAATCTGCCCGCGTGTCGCCCGAGATGCTCGTGTTGCGGTGGCCCGTCGTGCGCCTGTGGGCGCTACTGCGCGCCCGTGTGGCGTCGCCGCCGTCGGAGTGAACAGATGGGCCATCGAGCTGCATGTAGGGGCGCTCGGCCGGACCCAGGCCGTTGTACACGCCATCGCGCCAGGTCGGGTCGAGGCTCACTCCGTAGGGCGGGCCCGTCGCGAGGAGCGTCGGCGCGGCACCTTCGAGCAGCCGCGCGACGTCTTGCGGGCTCGTGGCGTCCCCGCACAGCAGGCGGTGCTCGCCGAGTACCCAGAGCTCGCCTGTCTTGACGTAGGGCTCCTCGGATGGCTCGGGCACGTCGTCGGGATCGGTCAGGCCAGCCTTCGGATCGTTGCCGGCCAGGTCGCCGAGCAGCGCCAGCAGGCCCGCGTCGTCAACCGAGATGCCCGCCAGCAGCTCTTCGAGCTTCGCCGTGTCCGCGGTCGCCATCGCGCCGATGGGATCGAGGGTCGCGAGGACGAGCGCTTCCTCCTCGGGGTCGAGGTCGACGTAGAGGACGGGCACGGTCGCCTCGCCACGGGCGAGCGCGAGCGCCACTCGAGCATGGCCGTCGACGACGAACCCGGAGCGCTTGTTCACGAGAACCTGCCCGACCCAGCCAACCTGGTCGAGCGCGGCGACCAGGGCGTCCTGCTGCGCCTTGGGATGGATGCGCCAATTCGCGGGATTGGCGAGAAGCTGGTCAGGTGCCTCCTCGCCCGAGCCTGTGATCCGGCTACGCCAGGGCGCGGTGGGGGCCGTGGGGCGATGGACAGGGGCCCTCTTTCGTGGGGTGGCGTGAGTGGCCATGCGCTCACTCATCGCGTGCCTCCGTCGCCCGTGGGCGTGGTCTGCATAGGCGACCACCCGGATTTTTCGCGAAACCCGGCCGTGCGTACACGAAGGGAAGGCGCGGACGTTCGCGATCCGCCCTGCACGTGGGGTCCTCCCCACCGGTGGTCAGGCATGGGCCTTACGCTCCTGACGCTGGATTGCAGCACGTCGACATCGGCCCGAGCAGCGCAGTGCGGCCCGTCCTGCCGACGATGACGGGCGGACCAGAGGCAGTGGCGCAGCGGAGTCCCAAGCACCCTCAAGTCCCTTCGAGCGAGGATCGCGCTATCGTCCGAAGCGTGCGCCAGGTTGACGCCGCGGTCTATTCGCCTGCGGTGCTACGCGTGCGGGACCAATCTTGGGAGCGTTGGGGAGCGACTGGTTCACGACAGAGGCCGCCGTCCTCGCGTATCTGGCCGACTCGGCGCTACGGAGCAAAGACCCGTACGCACACACCCAAGCGCATACTCGTCGAGGGCTGACACATACAAGGGTCCTGACGAGGGAGGCGACGCATGAAGCGCGCTGGCGGCAAGAGCACACCCCGGGGCGGGTCGGCATGAAGGCGGTCTACCTGCCGAACGATCGGGCGTTCCTCCGCTACATCGAGGTCCCGGGCGACGATCCCCCCTTGCTCTGGCTGCACGGCTGGCAGTGCTCCGCGACCGGAGAGCTGATGCCTGCCGCGGTCCAGGCGCCGCTGCGAGGGCGCCGTTCGCTCCTGATCGACTTCCTCGGCCATGGATACAGCGACAAGCCGCCTGACTTCGGCTATGCGCGAGAGGATCACGCTCGAACGATCGTCGCCCTCATCGACGCCCTGGGATTGAGCGAGTGTGGCCTGGTGGGTCACAGCATGGGCGGCGCTGTCGCCGTCCACGTGGCGACGGCTCGGGCCACCATCGTGTCGCTGCTCATCATGGCCGAAGCGGCGATTGACGCCGGAGGCGAAGAACCTCTCGGTGGTCAAACCGAAGATCAGTTCGTCGAGCGCGGCTTCGGCGAACTGCTCGAGGCTCAATCGAGGGAGGCGGAAGCACAGCCGGACGGCCTGCGAGCCGCCCATCTCGGGATCACTCGGCTCGTCGAACCTCGGGCAATCCATCGCGAGGCCGTTTCTTCCCTCGAACGGGGGACCAACCCATCCGTTCGCTCGCTCTTGCGCACACTCCAGATGCCGCGCTGGTATCTCCAGGGCGAAGAGAGCGATCCCGAGCCCGACCTCCAGCATGACCTTGCAGCGATGGGTGTCGGGTGGAAGGTCGTCCCGAAAACGGGACACCCGATGGGGCTGCAGAATCCGGAGGGGCTCGCGCAGACGGTCGCCGAGGTGCTGGTCGCGTCCTGGCCCAGGTAACGCCTCATCACTTAGAGCGGCTCCAGGCTCGGCACGACGAGCCACCCGGCCGCTCTTCCGACATAGATCAGCTGCTCGGTGGAGAGACCCGATTTCGCACGCAGGTCGGCGAGGTGGCGCTTCGCGGTGCTCGGCCGGATGCCGACCAGGTCGGCCGCGTCCGGGATGGACCCGCCCGATGCGACGTACGCGGCGAGGACGTCCAGCTGGCGGGCCGTCGCTGGCCGCGAGGGCCTTCGGCCGGCCACGTCAGAGGGCTCTCAACGCTGACGCTGGACAGCGCGACCACGCCCCCGGCCGCGAGGGAAACGACGCGCCGGGGTGCACGCGCCCCGCTGCGATGCGCCGCCGTGTGGCCCACAACACCGGCGAAACGGCCCACGGACAGGCGGGAACGGCCCACGGCGGGGGCTCGTCCACGTTCCGGTGGGCCAGTTGCGCCGATTGGGCCGGTTCTGGAGCGGAAGGACATCCAGCTTGCCTGGACCTGCCCATGCGGCACGTCAGCCCGTCATGCCACGGCGATGCTGCCGGTCCCGTCGGCGCCTCACGCGACATCACGGAGGGCCTTGGCGATGCGATCCGGAACTATGATCCGAGTGGTGGGACCGGGAGGCTCAAATCCTCTCGCCCCGACCAAACTCAGCAATCGATGCCTTGAGCTCGTACACGGGCGGTAGTGCGGCGTTGAGGCCGAGTGCGATTGCGTCTGGCGTCAGCTGATAGATCATTTGTTCGAATCCTATCACTTCTGTGCGAGCAAACAAGGCCAGAGCCAGGGCTTGACGCCCATCCGGGCCCGAGTCGGCCCACAGCGCCGGTAGCGAGCGCAGGTAAGCGACGACCTCGGGTGGGGTCAGGCGCCCGGTCCGGACCGGCTCCCGAGCGAGCTGCTCTTCCCCATCGAGTCGAGCCATCGCGGCCTGCCAGGCGGCCACGTCACGCGTTCGAGCAAGATGATGTCCAAGCTCGTCGCGATCCCGCTCGATCCGAGCGAGCGAGACCCTGTCCACCTGGGCCGGTCGGTCGTTGTACAGGCCGACGGCCTCGGTGATGGTGACGTCATCCACGCCGCCTACCTGCCCGAGAAGCTCGCCGATCGCGTCCTCGTACCAGCTCTGCGGATAGGAGTGGCCCTGGACCCGCTTGTCGTGGTCGTCCGAGTAGCGGCGTCGCACGTTGGGAGTCGCGGCGACGAACGCCTCACACGTCGGGGCTGGGTGGCGGTACCGCCCGGTGTCGCCATAGAGGAACCGTCCACAGCCCGAGCAGCGCAGACGGAGCGGGTAGTTGCGCTTGACGATCCGGCCGGGCGTCCGAGTTCGCCGCAGCTCGCGCATCGATTGCACCTTGGACCAGAGGGCAGGCTCGATCATCGCCGCCAGGCCCGCCGGCTCGCCGGTGCGTAGACGTCCCGCGTAGATCGGGTTCGTGAGGAGCTCGCCGACGTGGGTCTTGGCAAGCCCGGTATCCCTTGCTACCTCCCAGTCGGTCTGCCCAATGGCGGCAAGTTCATAAGCCCGACGAACCGTCGCTACCTTCGCCTCATCGATCCGAAGCGTTGAGGGCTTGCCCTCGCGGATGATCCCGTATGGCGCCCGGTTGCCGCCGGGCACCCCGAGGCGACGACGCTTCGCGGCATAGCCTTCACCGACTCGCTTGGAGAGCTTGCGGCTGTACGCCTCGGCCTCGTGCGCCTCGCGGACGAACTGGTCCCAGTTGTTGGGGTCCGAGCTGAGCAGTCGCTCGTCGGCGAACAGGACCACCACTCCGGCCGCGTGAAGGTGATCCTCAACCGCGATGAGGGTCTGCTTGAGGTTGCGCAGGAAGCGGCTCACGTAGCCGACGACGAGGACGTCGAAGGCGCCTGCCTGGGCCGAGGCAACCATCGCCTCCCAGGTCGGGGTGCGCCAGGCCGAGGTCCAGCCCGAGGAAGCGACCGACCACTCGAGGCCACTGTCGGCGAGACCGTACCGGGCAATGGCGTGGTCCTGCTGCTCGCGCTGCGAATCGGGGCCGAAGTTGTCCCACTGGCCGGCGGTCGACTCCCGGAACCAGCGAGCCACCCGTAGGCCGTCGACTTGGTCGAGCGATCGGGGCAGGGCGCGTTTCATGGGGTTGGCTCCTTTGCGGTGAGGTCGGTCAGCACCTTACCTCGCGCCCGCCGTGCTTCAACGTCCCGCAACGCCACTACCAGGGCCAGGATGGCTGGGTTGGTCGGGCAAGGACCGGCCTCGCGTGAGGCGCCGGGAGACCCGGTCTGACCGGAAACCGCCTGCGTACTCGCCAAACGACCCGATCGGGGCGCCACGGCCTCCAAAGGTGTTGCAGAGGTGTTGCACGACACCTTCCGAGTCCGGCTTAGCCGGCTCCGACAGGCAGGACCGCAGGTGGCCTTGTCGACACGGGCCCGGGAGGGGAGGGGCTCGCCGCAGACGACGCAGACCCGCATCAGCAATGATGCCATCGGCTGGGCGCTCACGCCGGTGCACCGGCAGTCGAGACGGCCGCGAGCACTCGGAGCGCGGCCGCAGCGCAGGGGCCGCAGCGATAACGCTCATCGCGACCGAGTTGGTCGCCGCAGGAGCAGCACGACCCGGGCGCGAACCCGATCCCCGGCCGAGCGAGCAGCGGCGGCATGGTGCCGGTCCGGCGCACCTGGGTGGCCATGACTGTGGCCCGCCAGCCGATGGGATCGGCCTCGAACAGGGCGAGGATCGCGTCACGGTGGTGCGTCAGGGCCGCCCTCTCGGCGCCCGACAGCGCCTCCCGCGGGCGGTAGCGGAGACGGCCGTCGCCGGCAGGTGCGAGCAGGATGCCGCGACGACGGAGCTGTCCGAGAAGCGCTGCGGGACTCATCCGATGGTCCCCCACTCGTCGGTCGCTGCCTCTTCAGGCGCAGGTAGAGGGGCCTCGAACCAGTCGCCCAGGTCGGGCGACTCGCGGAGGGCTGTGTTCTTGAGCGCCGGCGACTCGGGCTCTCGGGCGGCACCGTCGGGATTGCACGCGGGGCAGACCCAGCGATCCCCGACCCAACGGTGGACCGACTGGTGGTCGTGGTAGTGGTCGCAGCGGACGGTCGAGGACGGCTCGTCACCAGCGGACCACAATGGCTGGTCCCCTGGACCATCTTGGACCAGCGGCCGCACTGGGGGTTCGGTGGGCGCAGGGAGCGGTCTGGTCCAGGATGGTCCATGGACCGGGCCATTGTGGTCGCCAGATAGTCGCAGACCTCGATACAGGCGCTGGCGGTCGTCGTCACGGGGCCTGACCGTTCGCAGGCCCGGTAACACGGCTCGCAGATCCCGCCCAAACGACGAAGACGAACCGACCCGGTGGCCGTTGTCCTCGGCCCACGACTTCCAGGCGCCATAGAGTTCATCGCACGGCACTTGCGAGCCCGGATCGACCTCGCATCGCTCGCAGACGAAGGCACTGGTCGGGCTGACGAGATCGGCCAAGGCCACGATGGCGTCGGTCGAGGATGCGGGCTCGGTGAAACGTCCCCGGGCGTTGAGTCGCTCGAGTCCGTCGAGCACCCAGGAAAGGATGCCCGGCAGCTCGGTGAGCAGCTCACCGGTGAGGGCTGGGTTCTCACGGCCGAGCCAGCTCTGGCGCAGGGTGAGCACGAGGAAGCGACCCGCGATCGCGCCGGACGCATCACCGAAGCGAGGCAGTTCGTTGCTGATCACGAGGAACCGCGTCGGCAGGGTTCCGGTCCAGGGCTCCTTGTACTTGCGGTCCACCGTCAGCATGTCCTCGCCGGACACCGACAACAGCCGCTCGACGACCTGATGCACGTTGGCGCCGCCCAGGCGCGCGTCGGACACGATCGCGAGGGGCTTGCCGATGAGCGGCGACAAGCCGAAGTTCGTACCCAGCGACGCCAGGGTGGGACCCGCGTAATTGCCCCGCCCGACGAGCGCCTTCAGAACCCGGGCGATGACGCCCTTGCCGGCCCGGGTGGGACCGATCAGCAGCAGGATCTTGTGCAGGTCGCGCCGGCCGGAGATGACGTAGCCCATGAACTCGGCCAGAGTTTCGATCGCCTCGGGGTCGTCAGGCCACAGCTCGTCAAGGAACGTGAGCCAACCGGTCGGCGCCGGTGGGTCGGCCTGGTAGTCGAACGGCACGGCGACCTGATTGAAGTAGGCGTTGTCGTGGCTGATTAGGGTCCGGGTCGGGATGTCCAGCAGCCCGTTAGCACAAGACACGAGCTCGGACGCCGGGGGATGATCGCGATCATCGAGCCAGGCCGGCATGTCGTTGGTCGCGGTCAGATGGGTAACGGCTCGCAGCGCGTCAACCAGATCGGCGATCCGATAGCGGTTCGGGGCCCACGGCTCGAGCGTCGTGACGCCGTTTCTCATCTTTTCGAACACCGCGTGCTCGGTGTACCGGTAGCACTCGGCCCGCAGCGCTGAGTCCGCCACTTCGAGCCAGTGGCTTGTCTGCCAGCGCCAGAACTCGCCGCGCCAGTACCGCAGGATCAGGCCGTCGGCCGGACCGCCGAAGCGCTCCGCTACGAGTCGGTTCGCGACCCGCATCGGCTCCGACGGGGGCGGCAACGGGGCCGGCTCCTCCCCGTTGCCGGCGGGGTCGGCGCTCTCCGGCGATGTGGGACCCAGATCGCCAGACTCCGACTCCGGCGCATCGTGGTCGTCGCCCCCGGCAGGAACGCCCGCGTCGGCGGCGTCGGCCGCTGGCCGCGGTGGTGTTGCCCGCCCACTGCCCGGCGGGTAACGCCCGACGCTCGACGCGATCCCCCAGACTGCGTCCTCGGGCAACGGCGGTTGACAGCGGCCAGCATTGACCGCGAGCAATCCGGCCTCGATCTCTGCGGCCGTCATGCCCCGTCGACGCATCGTGCCGGCGAGCGAGGTGAGTGTTGCGTTCCGCTTGCCTTCAGGGATGGTGTCGGACTCGTCTGGACGGTCGCCTGCCGTCCGGGGTGATCGGGCTGCATCTGCGACCCATGCCGGCGCGTCCGCGATCCCATCCTCAGTGGGGACGACCCATTCGTAGCGCACGCCGCTGGCGTGGAGCGAGGGCGGGACGACGACATACGAGCCTGGCCCGCGCAGATCGACATGCTCTCTGACGCCGACCTTGGGTCGGAGGGGCACCTGCGCGCGATAGACGTAGTGCCATCCGCGCCCTGTCCTCGAGGTTGCCGTATGGGGCAGCTCGTCAGCTGCGAACGCGGACGCGAGGTCGGCCACGTCCACGTCCACGACGACATAGTCGTCGGGAACGACGGCGCCGATGTTCGCCCCGGGCCACATGCCCCACCAGCGGCGGATCTGGTCGGCGTCGGTGGTCGCATCACTGAGTCCGTTCTTGGTTCGCGGGTGCTTGCCCGGTGACGAGCAATCGGGCCGACGGCAATCACACGCGCCGTCAATCGGCGTGTGCAGCGGGATCACCCTCCACCCGGTGGCTGCTATTGCGAGAGCGCTCTCGAGAAGGGCGTTCATGCGTCGGTCGACTCAATGGCCAGCAGTCCGCACAGGTCCCAACGGGACCGCCGGTGGGCGATCCCACCCGGATAGGTCGTCGGGGCGAACCTCCCGAGCAGGGCATCGGCGATGTCGACTGCGTGTGCAGCGGCCGCGGTTCGCAGGTCCGGGGTCATCCTCGGGTCCCTCGCGGCCGGCGGGGCCGGGTGTCCAGCTCGGCGCGTGCCGCTGCTGCAAGCCGTT